CTTCCCGTAGTGCCCGGAGACGAATGCTTGTACTTTGTAAATGATCGCGATATCGACGGCTGGTACGAATCAGGTGACACCGAGGGGGCGCCGCCTACTCTTCGTCTTCACAATATCACCGACGGGTTTGCTCTCGTCGGCATTGGCAACGCAGAAACACCGCTCGATGACTTCGATCCGGATCAGGCCGAACTTCGCTATGACGGGACGAAAAGGTTTTTCGCAAACCCCGACGAAACTTCGATAGAGCACGGCAATTTTAAGGTCATCGCTGACGATGACTCGGCCCGCCTTGAAAATGGCGAAACCATTGTAGGTGTCGGGGGCGGGAAGGTTACATTTGAAAACACTGACACCTCGCTTAAGACCGAATTGCAAGCGCTCATAACTCAGCTCACGACGCTCAACGGATATCTGCAAAACTTGAATACCGGTATTACGCTGTTGACCGTCACCTGCGCAGGACCCGGGGCACCTAGTTCGCCACCGATAAACGCTGCGACCTTCACGGCAATCAGCATCAATATCGGAAACGTATCGACGTCGCTCAACAATATCAAAACCAATTTGGGGAACTTACTCGCATGATAGTACGCGAATTGGATGAAAACAGTGATTGGACGTTTGGAAAGGGTAAGAACAATTATCTAAAAGATAAAAAGGCCCTCGGTCAAACCTTGAGTACGCGCCTGAAATCTTTCCTCGGTGATTGTTTCTTTGCACTGCAGGACGGTATCGATTGGTATAACCTTTTGAGCTCGCCCGGTAGTGAACTGCAGCTAAGGCTTTCGATCTCAGCCACGATACTCAATACCGTAGGTGTCACTGGTTTGCAGGATATAGGTTTTTCGATCGACGAGCGGACGCGGGCGGCTACCATTACATATCGGGTGGCAACAATTTACGGACTGATTTCAAATCAATTCATATTCGATAGCAATCCGATAGGGTGATTATATGCCAAACGTATTTGGACCACTTGGGCTTGAAGTAAAAACCCGACAAGAAATCGTAAGCGACTTAACAGTACTATTTCAAACGATCTATGGCAGCGATATAAACCTCGCGTCCGATACGCCCGACGGTCAGATAGTGCAGGGCGTAGCGCAAATGATGGTAGATCAAAGCGATTTGCTTGTCGGTATAAATGCCAGCTTTGATCCGGATCAAGCGTTCGGCGTTATCCTCGATCAGCGTGTTGCGATAAACGGCATTCAACGCCAGGGCGGAACTTATACCACCACCAATATTACCCTTACTAATTCACGCAGCATAAACCTTTACGGCCTCGATCAAGAAGGTGACGAAGACGCGGAAGACGTTTACACCATCGCCGATAACGCAGGGAACCGCTGGTTTTTAATGGTATCAGAATTAGGCCTCACGGCCGGTAGTCACGTGCTGGTATTCCGGGCCGAACTTCCCGGCGCTCAACTCACGACACCTAACACTATTACCGTGCCTGTCACGGTGGTACTCGGCGTGTCGAGCGTCAATAACCCGACAAGCTATCTCACCATAGGTGTCAATGAAGAGACCGATCCGGTCTTAAAACTTCGTCGCATACGATCGGTATCACTTGGATCGCAGGGATATCGCCAGGCGCTTAAGGCCGCGTTGCAAAACCTCGAAGGAATAACCTCAGCCGAGGTTTATGAAAACAACTCCGATAGTACTGATAGCGACGATATACCGTCGCATTCGATTTGGGTCATCGTCGCCGGATCCGCTTTGCCGGAAGATATTGGTACGACTATTTGGCTATATAGAAACGCAGGTTGTGGAATGAAAGGTGAAGAAACCTACACCATAACCGAGGCCGGTGGCGGGCCGGCTATCATGAAATGGGACGACGTCGTCAATCAAAACGTCTTTATCATACTCTCGCTTGGATCCCTAGATCCGGACGTTCCACCTGACGTCAATAAGATTCGAACCGAACTTCCGTTATTACTCGCCCCAGGTGTCAATGAAAACATGAATACCACTTACCTTGGAACGCTCGTTCAGCAAATAGATCCGAATACCTACGTGCTAACGGCCGGTTTTTCCGATGGTACTAGTCAGGTTATTCGGAGTGACGACACGCCGGTTAGCGGAAATTATCGGCTTAACTACGGCGCTCAACAGACACCAAATATCGCATGGGACGCAAATGCCGCGGCCGTTCAAACTCAATTGAGGCTTTTAACCGGCCTTGAAAATATCATTGCGACGACCGGGTTCCTATCGGGTGAGGTGTTATTTTTAAACCTATCGGATGTACCCTCGGTAGATTTTCTTATTTACGTAAGCAATAGCACTATGGTTAACGGCGGTGCCGCCCCTTTGCTCTTCTTTTACGACGAGCAAGAAACGCAAAACATTGCCACCCTATCGAAACAAAATCAGTTTACGATTCTAGAACAAAATATTTCGATTACGCAGATTCTTCTTTTACCCGTCACAACTTCGCTCGAGAGCGCCGAGCAAATTACGTTCTCAGCCTACGGCGGATACGGAAGCTACACGTACTCGATTTCAAATAATAACTCAGGCGGCTCTATAAATGCCACAACAGGTGTCTATACCGCGGGCCCTACCGACGGGACGACTGACACCGTACAGGTGCTCGACGTACTCGGAAACGTCCAAACTTCAACGGTGAGTGTTACATGACTAGGGGCTTAGGGATTACGATAAATCCAAAGATAGGCGTAGGCGATACCGTGCAATTCAGCTCGGTACCGGAAAACTATTTTCTTTCGACAGGTGAAATGCTTATCGACGAATCGCGCTGTTGGATCTTCGATCATAACCCTTATATAGATAGAACGAATACTGCAAAGGAAACGATAGAGCTTTGGAACTTTGGGCACCATAACAAATGGCGTTTTAAATGCCCGCGAACCGAGGGACCTCAGGTCTACACGTCAAATGCCGAAATTTGGGCGAATGCTCTCGGCGTCAAGAATCCAAAACTAAATCGCCCCAAGCTCTATCAATACGAACGGTTTCCTTTCCAGGATAGAAAAACGATTCTTTTACACGTCGACGGTAAATCGCATGGGAACATGCCAGACCATATAATTGATCATGTAATTAAAAAGTACAAACCTACTGGTCAGCTCTTTCAGATAGGTAGGGGTTTCGATATAGGCCTACCGAGGATTCAAACGGAAACTCTTTGGGACCTAGCTAAAGTCGTCGCTGAATCGCGCATGCTGATTGGAATGGACTCAGGCCCTAGTTGGATTGCGGCCTGTTATCCGGACGTCGTCGTAAAAAAGATTCGAACGCGGCAATGCGAGGAAGAATTGCAAAACTGGGTTCCGCTCGAAGTAAGAAATATCCATTCGCACTGGGATGATAGGTGTCATCAAGTTTTCAATCAAACGGATTTTGACGTAGGATTTACCTCGTCATATCGAAGGATATAAATGAATACCATCGATACCGTAAATTACTATCCAAATCTTTTGATCATGCAATATCGATCGAAAGATAAAGCCTATGCGACTATGCGCGCTTGGGCGTCGGCCGGCCTTATGCTGCAGGTGTCAACGCAGCTCATTTCCTTTTCCCTGACACCTACGTCGGGTAGCGTCGTATTTAGTTATACCGACGAATCGATCGCGTCTTTAGGGTTTGGTGCGTCGGCCGCGGACTTTCAAACGGCGCTACGGGCCGTCGACGGCCTCGAGGACGTGACGGTAACAGGATCATTTGCCTTAGGGTTTACAGTCACCTTCGTAGGGGTTCCGCCGCCCGCTGATCTTATCGAGGTGGTATCGACCACCCTCAGTGCCGCCGGGCCTACGGTAGTTTCCATTACGATTGAGGAAACGGATAAGACCCTACCCCTCGCCGTGCAGGATGGTTATAACCTATCGGGCAATACGGCCGTCGGTGCGCAGCTCGACGTTATTGCAAAATACGCGGGCGTCACTCGTTCCGGTTTGGGCTTTGATGCACCGATCACGTTGAACGACGCAGACTTTCTGCAGCTCATTCGAATGGCAATCGTTAAGAATAATTCTGGTAGTTCGCTCGGCGATATCCAAATGCTACTTGCGACGTTCTTCCCAGGCCAGGTGTCAATATTCGACACCCAATCGATGGAAATTTATTATTTCATTTCATCCGACGTCGGCTCTCAAGAACTCATTCAAATGTTTGTTACCCAAGGTTTACTACCAAAACCCATGGGTGTAAGTTTATCGGTTATCCTATACGTTCCCGATATCGAAAATTTCTTTGGTTTTAGAACTTACGCCTCAACAAACCCAAGCGTAAGGCCGTTCAATACGTATATCGACTTCAATGAAGATTGGCTTTTCCTTTCCTATCACGATGTTTTGCCTATTCCGACTTAACAAAAGGGGTTTTTCATATGGTAAGAAAAGTGCGGAAGACGCAATTACAATTTGGATCGACGGCGGGCGCTCAAGAAATTTCTGAGTTCGGATCACTGGCGGCAGGTACCCCCGAATACAGCACTAACCCGACTGATATCCAATCGCGAAGTCAATTCTTAGCGGGCTGGGTAGCAGCGGCAATCGGCTCGTCACCTGCTATAGAAGACGAAAATGCCCTTCATTACTTATGGTCTTACCAGCTTCAATACGTATTGGAAACTGGCATACCTGAATGGGATGCAGGTACCACTTATTACGTCGGCGACGTGGTGTCATCGGGGGATCAATACGGATCTATTTACGTATCAGTCGCTGATAGTCAAACAAATCACGCGATAACTGATACCAGTTATTGGCGACTTCAAAACGGGCAACCTGCTACCGCGTTAACCAGTGGGAAGACGCTAGCAGCTGCAGATAACGGGACGATTATACCTTGTAATACCTCAGGCGGCGCATTTAGTATTACACTCGTTTTAGGTGGGGCACCAAAAGGATTTTCTTTTACAATAAAAGATACGAACGGCACCTTTGGTACATTTCCAGTTTCAATCGTCCGGATTGCCTCCGAAACAATTGAAGGTGTCGCCGCCACATATGTTTGTAACAAACCAAACCGGGCATATACGTTCTATAGTGATGGTACAAATTGGTGGGTGAAAAATGTATCGTTCGATACAAAAAATGGTGCCTTCGTCGGGGACGGGGGTACGCAAACTGCAGCGGGCTCTAATGCTACCGGACTAAATATTGTTGGTAATACCTCAAACCAATACGCGTCGATAACTCAACAAAAAATAACCGCTGCAGGTACCAGTTTTGGGGCGCTCATAACTGGCGGTTCTAATTCGTCCGATACAGCGCTCGATATCCAAACCGCTGCAGGATTAGGTGTAGCTAAATTTCGAGGCGATCGAATACTTGAAGTGGTCGGTGGTGGTATTAAGTTCCCCGCGTCCCAAATAGCAAGTTCGGATGCAAATGTACTCGACGATTATGAAGAGGGAACCTGGACACCTACTTTAGCCTATAGCGTTCCGGGGACTAGTAGTTTTGGATATAACGTACGTGCTGCAGGATATACAAAAGTAGGTGACACCGTTTTTTGGTGGGTTCGAATTACCCTTAGCTCATTTTCTAGGGGTACAGCAAGCGGTAACATTTCAGTAGCAGGTCTTCCTTTCACGTCAGCAAATAACAACGTCGTATCACCATGTGACCTAGCTTTAGATACTTGGACTTACGGCGCTGTAATCCCAGTTTCATACGTATCGGGTAACTCAGTAACCGCTGTTTTACAAGGTCAGGCTAGTGGTGCGGGACTAGCAATACTAGCCGATCCTTCAGCTACATCTACCGTGTATATTTCTGGATCATATAAGGTATAAAAAATTTGAAAAGTATCTTTCTATGCTTGTTTTATATTCTTAACGTTTCTATATGTGGAGATCGTCCGACAAAACGCGACCTGATAGTATGCGATGGGAACAGCCTAACTGAAGGGTTCGGGTCATCAAGTATCGATAACAGTTACCCAGGTCTCCTAAAAAAAGGGGGGTGGAATACAGTAAATTTAGGCGTCTCAGGCCAGCAAGCGTCAACCATGATATTAAATGCTCCTGAAAAAATTGACACCTTATGGATGAAAGGTGCCTGGGTAGTTTTTTGGGAGGGTATAAATTCTTTTGTTACGCATGAAAATCATAGTCCCGAAGACGGCTATTCTTTACTGAAGACTTACATTAAAGATCGCAAAAGCAGGGGTTTTAAAACGATCGTAGTAACTATGATCCCTACCGGTCACCCAACTTTTTTAAGCAGGGGCATAGAGAACTTTCGTAAAGAGTATAATCGCCTTATACGCGATAACTCAGCTAGTGCTGATTTAATAGTAGATCTTTCAAAAGATCCGCGCTTAGAAAATGCAATGGACGACATGTACTTTAATGCATCCGATAGAATTCATCTAACCAATGAAGGATATCAAGCGGTATACGATAATTTCGAACAAGCATTCTTCAAGTAAAGGTGATAATTATGGCTTTCGCAGAAGAGACGAAAATAGGGCAGATAGAAATACTTGCAAATGGACGCGTTCAATTTCGAGAAGAAACCCAACTTTATATGGATGGTGTCGCGATTGGAAACCCTACCTACCATAGGTCGAGCGCGGAAGTTGGGCACCTTGATGAGAACGATGAATTAGTATTAGACCCTTTGCCAGTAGAAACTTCACTAGGATTGAGTACCAATATCGATCTTACAAAACTACTTGAGGCCGTGCGCACGCCGGCAATTAGATCGGCCTGGAAACAAAAACTACTCGCTGATAAAGCGGATATGCTTGCAAAACAAAAACAGGCAGACGATGCAAAAACAGAAATAGCTAAGGCCGAAGAATCAAGACTACATGCCGAGGCTAAAGCTAGAGCCGATGAAGAAAATCGTATTGCAGAACTCGTCGCAAAAAAGATGCAAAATCCCTAGGAAATTTCTTCCCGTTTACTCGTATGGTGTCATCGCCGATAATTGACACCATATGGAGTTTTATTTATGCCTACCCCTGAAACCATCGAAGCCGTTGGGCGCGCGATAGCATCCGTTATCGCGGCCTTTGCTACGTTCATCGTGGCGATAACAGGTGCCGGTAGGCTTTACATAAACTGGGAAAAAAGGCGAAAACGCCACAAAATTTTAAGAGAAAGGACGGCTATGTTTTTCCTACCTGAAGGCTACGGCGAGCCCGAAAAATGCACGTGCGGCCCTAACGATAGTGGGCCTTATGATATCGTTCCCGATAGTCTTTGGGGGCTTTCTATAAAACGCGCATGCTGCGTTCATGATTGGATGTACGTCAACGGTTACACGCAAAAGGATAAAGAATTTGCCGACCGAATGTTTCTTGAAAACATACTCGTCCTAATTGAGGAGTCAAAACCAAATCGTTTCATGCGTTGGATTCGCCGTAAGTCGGCATGGACTTATTACGAGGCTGTACACCGTTTCGGTGGTCTGGTATTTTGGAACAAACAAAAGACTGAATACCAGCATAACCAATTAAAGGGAGCGTAATGCCACCTGACGCGTCGAGTGAAATAAAAATAAGACGCGGTGCAAAGGCGGATACTCACGACGCTTTTTTTCTCGGTGCCCTGACGTATACTCTTCAAAATGAAATCGGATCTAATTGGGCTACCGGTGGTTTCAGCGCAGATCCTGACGATAACGGCGGCGCTACAAAGTGGGGTGTCACGGCCCGAACGCTCGAAGAATACCGAGGCGTGGAGGTAACTGAGGAGGACGTTCGAAACTTGACGATTGAAGAGGCTCGAGAAGTTTATTTAGATCTTTTCTGGAACCGACTCAGCCTTTTCTTAGTCAACCGCCCAGGTATATCTACAGCGATTTTTGACGCTGCGGTTCTATTCGGGGTATACTTGGTTGTGCTAATCTGTCAAAAATCTAGTAAAAGTTCGGGGTTCGCGGATCTTGTCACAGACGGTATCCTTGGACCCCGAACACTTGAATCTCTAAATCACGTTCGAATATCACGCTGGAACGTAGAGTTTAGGTGTCTGTTACAAGAACGAATTTCTACAATAATTACAAAATACCCTAAAAACCTCAAATACGAAGCCGGCTGGCGCGCTCGAGTCGAACGCCTTAAATCACTCGTTTAGCTATTGCCCTATTTTTTATATCGCGGCCCTTCAAAACCCTCCACCGCAATCGGTAGCGTCTTTGCCCAATCGGGTCGAATTTCCATGAGGCGTTTGCATTCTTTAAACGAGTATTCATCTTTTCCGAACGACGGTAAAGGTGTCTCAAATGCAGCTTCGTCATGCACCATCAAAATCGTCTTCCAACCGCGATCTTCGCAGCGGTCGATACTTGACACCATTACGTCCCGCGCGATCCCTTGAGTGTTATTTTCGACGAGCTTACCGCCGTAGGTCGATTCAAAACGCCATTTGCCGCCGCGCGTATTATCCGCCCCCCAATGATAGAGTTTAGGATAAATATTACCCCACTTTTTCTCATAGCGAACTTCGGGCTTATGGTAGGCCAGGCGTCTTCCACTCGGAAGTTCGCAAAAAAGAAAATCGCCTTCAACGTAATACGTATACTTCCCGGTGACTCCGTACATGCGTCCCGGATTTTTCACGGCATGAATTGCATGTTCTTGAGTTTTCCTCCAAAGCCTTACAATAAGAGGGTGGTTATTACGATAGGTGTCGATCGCTTTTTTAGCGATTTCATCCGATACCGGCTGACCGAATTGCTCGCATTGCTGTTGAAACCTTTCCCAGCCCATTTGAAATCCGGCCCCGAGTTCCGAAGTCTTTCCGACGAATCGCGGATATGAATCTTTTCCGAGCGCGAGCACGTCGTCGACGCCCATGTTAAATATCGCAGCGCCGGCCTCTTCGTAGATCGGTTGTTTATTGGCAAAACGTTCAAGGTACTCTTCGTCGCCAGCAAGCCAGTTTACAACGCGCGCCTCAATTTGAGCGAAGTCGAGCACCTGCAATCGGTGACCCTCTTTAGCGACGATGGTACTTCGAACGAGGCCGCCGAGCACCTGCAACGGATCGCCCCAAAGCAAGCGCAGCATTTCGGTGTCACCTGTTGCCGCGATTTCCGCCGCCAGGCCTTGCTGCTTTAAAAGCCAAATCGGCGGCTTTGAAAGGTTCTGAGGTTGAACACCGTTAGCCGACCACCGCCCGGTACTGGCACCATGGTAGTTAAGGCCGCCCCGTACACGCCCCGTAGATCGACTCATGCGCTCGAATACCGCGTACTTTGCGAGTGAGGTAAGACCGACCGATTGCCGGGCTTTGAGGACGCGCAGGGCCACGCTATCAAGGTCTAAGGTGCCAGCCGCAATTGCATCCTCAACCGTCTTCTTTTGGAGGTTTGGTAGATAGACGCCCTCTTCCTCGAGGAGCTTACGGACAGCCGCTACCTGAGTCAGGGAAACGACTTGACCGCCGGTATCAAAGAGGGCCTTATTATTGAGCTCGTTCT